TAGTGTCAGAAATGACATTACACACCAAGAACGAAAATGGAGAGCGGGTGAAGGCACCTTTGATCCATTCAAGCGTTGCTCGAAGACTAACGAACTTCTACCTTTGAAAAAGGCGGAAGAGAAGACTAGATCTTTTTATGGCAACGACATGACTTTCTTTCTCAATATGATGAGAGGAGTAATCCCCCTCAAGCACGTTTTGCGTGCTGATATGGAACTTAGCGAATGCTTTGTAGGTATGACACCTCAGAGTTCCGATTGGAAGGATTTGAAAAACTTCCTCACTAGAGGAGGAAAGTACGATAAGTTCGTATGTGGTGATTTCTCTGGTTATGATACCCAACTGCCCAAAGCTTTATTGGATAAGGCAGCATGGATTCTTCATGAGATGGCACGCAGAGGTGGAATGAGCGAATCAGATTTGTGTTACCTTCGAGGAGCACTCACATCTGTAACTTCTCCGACCTTGTTCTGGCAAGGCCATGTCTTAAGAATGGCCAATGGCCAACCTTCAGGACAACCACTCACAGTTGAGCTTAACAGTATCGTTAACAGTTTGCTAATGAGAATGGTGTATTACACTATTATGGATGAGAGTTACCCTCATTTGAGTGACTCTAATTACCGTGATTATGTCTCACTAGCCACTTATGGCGATGATAATGCATTGGGTGTTGATTCTCGTATCCCTTTGTATAACCACACGAATATCCAATCTGTGTTTGCACGATGGGGTATCTCGTACACTATGGCTGAAAAGGAGGCAGATTCTGTTCCCTATCAGTCTATTGAGGAGATCTCTTTTCTTAAGAGGTCTTTCCGTGATCATGCTGAGTTAGGAGTTGTGGCTCCTATTGAGTATGATTCGATTGTGAAAAGTTTCTATTATTGGGTAAGACCTAAAAATACCCCTTTGAACTTTAAACAACAATTCCGTGAACTAGTTAAATCTCAGGTTAGAGAGGCTGCTTTACACGGACGCGAATTTTACAATGATTTTTGTGCAAAGATCATTAATCTTCAACGCAGGTCTCAGGAAATGAATGAAGAGTTTCGCATTAAGTGGAATGGTTTCGACCTACCATCTTATGATGACATGGTACAGGAACTTTCCATTAAATACTAGTTTGGAATGTTTTAGCTTAAAATATTCGTCCAGTTCTCAAGTCTGGATCCTACGGGGCAGCAAAATTGGTGCGTGTATATGGATTACCAAGTATGCAAGTGACTTTAGTTTGTTTCACACTTGTATCTTAGGCTTTGCACGTATAGACACTCCCCTCGTGGAGTACTCTTATTTAAGAGAGGTTTCGTCAACCAAAAGATAACAATACCAGTTGTGGCACTGAGCAATGCTACAATTTAGAAATTACCGCTTACTAATATTGAATATATGAAACAGGTACTTTTTGTACCGAAATTTTTGGCTGCGTGGATTACATTAGTGTTTTCCGCTGCCGCTTTATTATACAGGTTGTTGGGAGAAAAGCTCAACTACATCGAAACAGACTTGTTGACTCTTCAGAAATATACTGGTAGTGTGTCGTGTATTGTCGCAGGGGATTATTCCTCTTTAGACGAGAACTCACATGAAGAATTTCTGGAGAATTTCACTGAAGTCTACAAACGTGTAGAAGATTATCTCTCTAGTCCTTTCGTAGAGAAGCCTTATTTTGCTTATATGGCATTAACAAGGGCAAGAGATGCACTTACCAGAGTGCAACTTTCTTTGCGGAAAAATTTTATTCGTAAACAACCCTTTGGGATCATCATTGGTGGTCCACCTGGATCAGGTAAAACGTTTGGGTTGCAACGATTGTGCTGTGATTTATATAAATTAGATCATGATACATGTACTATGGATGACATTGTTATCTTAAACGAAGGAGACGAGTTTCAATCTGAATTTCAATCGCACCATAAGATCGTCATATTTGATGATTTAGGCGCTACGAATGTTAAGGTTGTCGCTCAAGATCCTTTTAGAAAGATTATTGATTTTATCAACAATGTCCCCAAAACTGCTCTCAATCCACATTTGGATTTAAAGGGAATTGTTTGGATAGAACCTCACATAGTAGGTACTACTACAAATTTGCAATTACCTTTTATTCGACAGACTCATAAAAACACTGACTCGGTGTTTTGTCCTGGAGCGTTAAATAGACGCTTTAAACTTAAGGTTTGGCAATACGGATTCAATGAATTCTATATTGTGCCACCTGGTGACGATTTCGTCTATGCTGACGACGGAACAGTCACTTTTATGACAGAGTCTTCAAAATTGGATTATGAACAGTTGTTTGAGATAGCAAAAGATATGTATCTTGAACACAATAAAGAGCAAGAGGAATTTATGGAGTTAACGACTACGTTACATGCTGAATCTGCATCATTGGAATTTTCCATGATTGTGGCATTCCAGCAAGCTCTTAGATTATTTATTGGCAAATTAGGTTTCACACGACTAATACCCTCATCGTTACTGGTGTTATGTCGTAGATTCCTAGCCATACCTCTTCAGACGTTGAAGTCTGAACAGCGGAGTAAATTGTTAGCCTATCTTTACTCTCGCGGTTATAGCTCGAAAGAAATTATGCCTTTGATAAGTAAATTGGAAAGATTGGTGAGAAATGGTTTGTCCACTTCTTTACTATCATTATCGCGCTCCGAACGTGATGTCATATCTTCCATTATTACCATAGCAATGCCTGTAATGTTAAAACATATAGGGCATGACGTTTGGTATGACTTATTATATAGCACTATCCCATTTGTCTGTGGGAAGATCTATTCGAAGGTATCCGAATCGCTCTCGAGTGATGAGGAAGAAGAGCCAAATAATTGGCCCTTCGTCTCTTACCTTTCTGCAAAGTTTTCAACTTGGCGAGAAGGTTATTCCATTGAAAAATGGAAGCCATCTCTACCCCAACGCTTTTCCTTTAACGGGGTTAGAGAAACATTGCTTTCTTACTTACCTACAAAGCTTCATGCTGAAGGTAAGTTCGAGTACGCTATCGAAGTAATCGATGTGCCCTTTACGGAGGCATGTCTAGAGGAGTGCGAAGTATCACCTGATGACGAATTTTCATTGACCATTTATTTGGACGGTTTGGAAGTTCGTTTCAAGAACATTACTAGATGCTTCACTAAGGTTATGAAAGGACACACAATGGACTATAGTTACGGTATTACCGTGACCAAGGACATGTTCCTAGACATTAGAGAGCTGTATTACGA